AGTTCAGGGAAAATACCAATCTTAGACTTATCCCATAGAGATCCATTGGCGGCCAGAGCTAGTCCTTGATCTCTGAGTAGCTTCTGTGTGTCCTCGCTTAGGGCACCTTCCAGTAGGTCGTCCACGTCAGGAACATTAATGTGGCCCTTGTATGTTTCTGGGCTCATGTTGTTCTGCACGATCAAGCTTGGATACAGGCTGTTAACGTCGAATGTGGCCACCCAGCGATATCGACCAACCTTCGGCTCGCGCACAAAGGCGCCACGGAATTTGCCGGTCTTTGAAAACGACTCCTGCAATGGAATAACAACATTCTTTTCTAGAAGATAATTGTGAATGATGATATCCCACAAACGGATGCTGGTAAACATGTCTGTGTATGTAATCTTGGCATCATACGACAAAGTAAGACCGAGGGCCAGAAGGCCTAGCTTTTCCTCTAGACGCTCAATAAGGTCAACGTCATGGATGTTATACTCGACATACTTCTGGTAATCATTACGATAAAACTCAGTAATATTAACATATTCTGAATAATCAAGCTTTCGTTCTTCCAATTCAACAAATGCAATAGTATCCAGCTTGTAGTTTTCTCGTTCTACATAAGTGAATTGCTTATATACTTCTAGAAAATCTAGAATGCATACACCCATGGGCCGATATGTTTTCATTTCTCGGCCGTCGATTTCGAGCTTCTTTTCGTTCAGGATTTTCCAGGGTGACAGGCGGCGGGCATGTTCTTCACCCAAAATTTTGGTGATCCTGTTTACAATATAAGGAATGTCGAAAAATTCGATATACCAGCCAGTGACAATATCAGGATCAACTGACTGCCAATATCCGATGAATTCTAGAAGTAGCTGACGCTCGTCAGCACACTTCTTATACGTCACATCTGTTCTATCTGTCTTGAATTCGCCGCAACCGAAAACAGTCTTATGGCCCCTGAAGGCACAAGTAATGGCTGTAATCTGTTGATTTGCAAGATCAATATTGGGGAATTCATGTTCCTGATCATCATCGGGCGCACACTCAATATCAAAATTGATCGTCCTTATGGTGTCCAGATCAAATTGGACCTGACCCCTATATGTGTCATTTAGGTATGCATACAGGAACGAGTTTAGGCCGTATATCTTGACGCCATGAACATCCCGATAACGGTCTACAAACTCTCTGGCTTCCTTAATAGATTCGAAATCGATACGATCTACAGGCGTGCCGTCAATGGCTCTATATTTTGTGTTTGTATTTTTGCTCGACATAAACATGTATGGAGCATATTGGACCTTCTTCTGGACCCGGCGGCCATTTTCATAACCACGAACAAAAATCGTGTTGCCGCGCTGATTTACTTCAGTATAAAAACTTGCCATTCGTCCTCCAAACTCTTATTGTATAATACGACATTATCGAATTAATGTAAAGAGCTTAGAAAACTTTTATTCCTTTGTTGTAATAATTAATGCGGTCCGCCAGGCCATTAGTTCCGCCGTTGATCCGGATGCTAATACTCTTAATATTACCAACATCGGCAAGAGCGTTAAATTTATGAGAATTCCAGAACCAGCCTGCTGAGATTGCGGCCCCCTCAGGTGTTCCCATATATGTCACCAAGGCATCAACATCCATACCCAAGTCTCGGGCAGCTTGATTATAGTTGCTCGAAAACGTAATCTGAATTAGGCCGCGGCCCCGATACTTCCAACCATCACCAGAGGATTCCGGACCGTTTCCATAGCGATTGGCGTAGGCACGATTGGCGATCTTCTCTGGTTGGTGAGCATACTGGGCCGCCTCGGCCGTAGTAAAATGTGTAGGGAAGGTAGCCAGTAGGCCGGCCGCACTGTAATTTAAGTTTTCTATGATATGTGAAAAATATTGAGATTCAACTCCGACTTGAGCGACAAACGCGGCGATCCGGTTTGTGGTTGAAATATCATATTTTTCAAACGTCTTGTTTAGAGGATCGACATAATCACTCAGAACAGCTACAGGTCCAAAAACGGCTTGAAGTTGTGTCAAAGTGATCATGTCGAATCCTTGTCAAATTAAACGGGTAAAAGTGTAACTCCTAGCAAGCCAAAGGCCACTAGGACGAATGCTACTGCAAACATATTTATCTCCTGAATGTTAAAGCGTCCTAGGACTATTAGGACGCATCTTAACACTATTTATATTGAGAGTCAATGGTTTTTGTGCGGTGCAGCAAATTATTTTTTCTTCATTTCTTTTTAGAAATTCTCGTCCACTTACACCCGAGTAGAACAGCGGACATTACCCGACGAATCCAGGGCACCTCTGTCGTATAGCGAACAATAGGTCCGCAACCAAACAGATTACATTCCCAAATAGGTGGTGCAGGAGGTTTTACGTCCCAGGCCGGATCCCAAGGTTGACTCATTATAATCAATACTCGTTAGCGTTTTGTTCCTATAGAATACTTAGCAACACAATTCCAATCTCTCTTCTCTGAGAAAGGTAGGATTTTAATCTGGTTTAAGTGAACAGTTGGCTCTCGGGTTCTATCAGGATCGATAATCTCTAACAGACCCCATTCAGAGAGAAGGTTTACAATCGTGTTACGTCTAGCTACATCTGCCTCTGAGAAGTCTGTGGGTTTACCATCGAGACTAAACATCTCCTTGAAGTGGACGATAAAGTATCTCTTTTGCTTATGTAGAATGTGACAAGATTGATAAAGTATCTTATCTTTTCTGGAGGCGATACCGATCCGTGTGAGAGTTTCCTTGATCACAAGGAAATCGTCGGGTTCATTCAGTCTAATTTCTACTAGATCGTTTACTGTTGCCTTCATTTTTAACGCCACCTATATTCTGTCGTCTTCTTATATCATTCAATTGTTCGGTGGATAAGACAGATACAGCAATCTCAGCTTTTCTTTGAGAATACCCAAACGCTTCTTTTACAATATCTACGTCATCATCCTTATCTTTTTTAGCCCACTTCGCAAACCGCTTTCTTTGGGTGATGGTATTTAGAAGGAATAGATACTGCATTTTCTTATCTAAGTGGTAGTTCTCATTGATAATATTCACCAAACCTACACAGTCAGGGAAATAAGACAAAGACTTGTTCACCATCCAAGGATTGTATTCCTTTTCAGTTTTCTCCTCGTCGTCGGTGGCATCAAATAGATTTTTATGTGCATTGATACTATTGGTGAAATCGAACGGACCATAGCCCTTAGGAGTCTCATGGACTTCTGGTTCGATTTCAGCGTCCGGTTTCAAAATATCAAGAATGTCCATTATTTTTCCTGTAAATGAAAACAAGATACAACCAGACCGCATTGACGAGGAACACGGAAATACCACCCGTGAACGATAGCCATTGACCTAGGCTGGGATAGTAGAATAGGTTCCAGGCGCCCCACAGAGTAAAGAACACAGTAGGAATCCACGAGACACCATGGAGAACCTTGTCCTTCCATAGCTTCCACACATTGATGCCACTGAATCCGGATGCTATAAGTTCTATGCTTCCGTTGATAAGATCATTTGGTGAAATCACTTAAAGTCACACTCCACCATGATCTCAATCAGACACGCAACCAAATTGATTTCTGCGTCGGCCACGAAAGCGGCCTTATAGCCATATTCAGCCAGCTTCAAAATAAGGGCCGGCTGAGACTGGACCGATACGATTTCTGAAATGTTGTCGTATAGATATCGGAACAACGTGGTCGTATCGATATCAACATTCTCTCCAACCCATTTACGGACGTTGGGGAAATTCTTGACTTTTAGTGCTTCAAGAAGTGGGCGAATGTTATCGCCAGCACCACCAGAAAGAATACCGGCGCCGATGTTGCCTTTCGCAGAGTGCCTTTGAAGTTCATTGAGAACCCTTCTCCAATCTGGGAAGTGTCGGTTGATTAACTCAGCAACAACTTCCTTTTCGTATGTGACCCCCTCAGTTTCCAAAATCTTGAAGGTGCGCTTCATAAATTGGACGGCCAAGATGGCCTTATCCTTCTTAGGAATCTTGAAGTCAATTACCGAACACCTGGAATGCAGGGGTTCGATCAGCCGCTTCTTATAGTTACAAGTCAGAATGAACCCACAATTCCGGCTATACTCTTCCATAAAATTACGGAGAGACGGCTGGGTGCTTTGGGCATTCAGGTAGTCTGCTTCATCCAGGATGACATACTTGCGGCCGCCCTTGAACGAAACACTCGACGCAAACTGCATAATTTCATTACGCAAAGTATCGATATTGCCGTTCAAAGAGCCGTTGATCACGATATAATCGCAGTCAAGTTGATCCAACATGGCCTTGGCCACTGTGGTCTTACCCACACCGGCTGGGCCTGATAGAAGTAGATTAGGAATATTCTTCTGATCTACAAATTGTTGGAATGTCTTCTTGAATTCGTCAGGTAAAATACAATCTTCAATTGTGTGTGGACGATACTTCTCCACCCATAGATAATCTTCTAGCATTTTCACCTCATGATAAATTAAAGTCTAGAAGCAACATACTCCTTGACCGAGACAGGATTTGCCTTGCCGCCGGTGGCCTTCATAACTTGGCCAACCATCCAACCGGTATTCTGTGGCTTCTCCATGATGGATTGCCATACAGCCGGGTTGTCTTCTATCAGTTTATCAACAACCGACTTAATGTCAACCTGTTCGGTCGCCTTAAGAGGGATATTTTCTAAGATGGTCAACTCGACCTTAAGCTTATCATCAGGCCGAGCATCCAAAGAAGCTTTAATGTTCTTCTTGAACTTCTTTACAAAAAATTCAACATCGTCTTCTGTGACTTCTCTGTTGCCATCATTCTTGGCCCGCATTTCAATTTCAGAAATGAGGGTGACTAGAAGATTTGACTTGATCTTTTCTCCTGCCTTTCGGGCAGAGAGGCAGTCGTCTTTTAGAATTGTCAGTGTTGACATTTACTTTCCGAACGTGCTATGTGTTTCCGATGCGATCCAATAGATCAGCTTGTCGCTGGCGAATTCTGAAATCCCCCTTGAAGAAATCGAAATATCGTAATCGCTAGGAAGCAACCGCATATTCTCATTCTTGAAGATGACAGAAAAGTCCTTGTCAGTTTCTCCCACTACGGAACTATATGAATCCGAAGTCGGATCCTTACTGTTTTGTGCCTTAAGGAAAATATGTTCACCATCACCCACGATGGCGATTTCAGGCAACTGAAGGACTTGACCGGCCTTTTGGACCTTGGACAGGTCTTCATTCTTAAGATTGAATGACACCTCTGCCGCAGGGAAGTTTGGATCCTTGCTGGGCGGCGTCGTGAATGAAGACGGATCGGCGTAGGTGTAAACCAGCTTGCGCTTGTCATCCATGATCTTGAGTGAGGAATCACCCGTCTCGATTTGTGGTTGTTCGAAAAGACTCAGAACCCCCAGGAATCGGGGAAGGTCATAGACGGCGAAATCACGATCAAATTCCTCAGAAATAATAGCCTTGGCCAAAATTGACTTCTGAGGAGAAATGGTGCGAATTACGTCACCCTCACGGAACAGAATGCTTTGGTTGATGGTCGAGAAATTCTTTAGGATCGTTAGTGTTGCTTCGCTCAGGTTCATTATATGGTCTCCATATCACTTTGTTGATTTTCAATGTTTTCTGAAGAAGAGTTTCGTGCTTCTTCAATATTCTATAAGCTTCCTCTTGACTAAAGGGTTTCATAAAAGCCCACATGCCATTCAGGATGCTCTTTAGTATATTCTCTCCAACCATCCCACCAATAGATATCCTTAATTCTGGGGGTCTTTCCACGAGAAATTTCCCAGTCACAATACAGCTTATATTGTTTGTCAGAAATTAATTTTGATCGTGTGTCGTAATGGTTATTTTCTAGTTTACACTCTTCCTTAATTTTGTCAAGATCCCAAATGCCTGCCTCACGAATTTTCTTTTCGACTGGCCGTTGAGGCATTTCTTTTCGCTTTTTAATGCACCAAATTGTAGGACCCGAAATGGGATCTTTTTCGAAATGATCCCACAAATCTTCCAAATCGGAATAGTTTATACCTTCCGCGTCGGCACAACCCCAAGCAAAAACATCGTTACAATTTACATTAATGGAAATCATTTTCTTGGCGTCTTTTGGCCAATCTTTTCTCCACCAGTTGTTGTTCAGGAAAACAACGTCATTGAGCAAAAGTAGTGCCAGGGCTTTCTCATCCTCAAATTCAAACGTATCTTCTTTATCTGGATACTTTCTGTTGCCTTCTTCGTCTTTATAAACAGACCACGGCATAACCCACTTAACATGGTCTACACTAGAGACAATACCCTCAGGCAAAGGAAGGTTAATATCGACATCATCGGTCATTAAGACTTCTTTCCAAGCTTCGAAGGATCAGCGGTGGCCGACGCCCCAATAGTAGCAAGGTCAGCAAGCGACCCACCAAATACATACGTTCCAACATGTTGGAGGCCGATCCATGGGCACAACCAAACCTTCAGTCCGATCTTGCGGGCCCATTGACAGAACATGTAATCTTCTGACAAATATCGATTTGAATATTCTCTACCTTCGGCGTCGTGAGTTGCATCATCGATATAAGCTAGAATATCTTCCTTGGTGGCATCAGGATTCTTATCAAAAAATACTCTGATATCTCGGGTGATATGGGCATACTTGTTATCGATAAGGGCGTCGAACAAACAAGGAATCAATCTAGAGCCGTCGAACGCAGCGGTGCGGATATGGTCAGGACGATATTGAAGTTCCTTATAATGCTCCACCATCTTAAGGAGAGCGGCCTTGCGGATCATCATGAACCCGGTGCCTGATTCCATAACTTCGGCAGGTTCTGAAATCAAAATTTGGCCTGTGCCGTTTGTTGGGTTAAACACATAGTCGCCGACAAACTTCTCTAGAATGTTGGGATCTTCGTCGGCAATACCCTTATCTACAGCTTGTTTAATCTTTTCCCAAGAAATACACTTCTTTGGATAAGGTCCGCAAAGGACGTCATATTCACTTTCGTCAGATTGCAAGGCCAGTAGGGTGAGAACATCATTGGCATTGAAACCAATATCACTATCGATGAACATTAGATGGGTGCAATCTGATCTTAGGAATTCATCGACGCAATAGTTTCTCGCGCGCGTAATCAAAGATTCATTGAACAGATAGTAATATTTAAGTTCGATCCCGTAATGGACAGCTAGGGCCGAGAGATCATTTGTGCTTCGGCAGAACATTCCCGCACATTGGCCGCCATACATTGGTGCAGCCACAAACAACTTACGCTTACGGATTTCCTCTACGGGAACTTTGATTTCCATATTTTCTCCTATTATGTAATGGTATTCTCACCATGATATACTACTGAACATATCTTACTTATTTATGCGTATAATCCCATCAGGGTCGACCTTATTTGCGAAATGGCCGGCTTTTTCTGCGGTGACGCCCTTAAGCTTCAATCCAGAAACAACACCATGTCCCTTATGACCTTCAGTCAGACCAGCTACGGCATGTCTGTCGAAAGTATTGTCGTCGTGGTCGCCGTCAACGATTGGATATCTCTTACCTGATTTCACATCTTCAACATGAGTTGGCTTTGGAACCTTTTTACCCTTTTCATGAACCAAAGCAACAACGTGTCCGTTTTCTAGAGCATGAACAACATGTTTATCATTGGATTCAGCGTGTCCTGTTCCTGTATGTGACAGAGACAAGTGATAATTTTCGGGAAGATTTGGGTTACCCACTCTATGATGCATTTTTGTATAGTCATAAAATTGCGCGTCCTTGTGACGCTTGAATAGTT